GATGTCTTGGCTGCTGTCTCTGATGCTGCTGCCGCTGACGCACTCCTTGACGATTCCGCCGCCGAGTTGGCCGCCTGTGTCGCACTTGTCGATGCCGCATTCTGACTGCTTAAGGCTGCGTTTTTGTACTCCTCTGCATCTAGTGCAGCCTTGTTTGCCCCTTCAATAATTGGGAGCTCTGTCGCAGATGCCCGAAAGCTCTCCGGGAACGGAGACTGTTCCACCATGATCCTGATGTTTGCTGAGCCGATAATGTCCGATCCGTTATAGATCCGGATTTCCGCATCGTGAATTCCCTTGACCGCTGTCATCTGTGTTGTTGGAGTGAGCGTGACCGAATTTCCCGAGACGGTGCATTCGTACTCATAGATTGTCCCGTCCGACTTTCCTCCACGGATTGTGACTCTCGATCCGGTCTGAGGTGTGTACGGTCTTGATCCCGAGTAGAGTAAAAACTTGATGTCCCGCACTCCGGAATCGTATTGTGACAAGTGCACGACCTCCGGGATTCCTCCTGGAGTCATATCCAAAGCATAGGTATCTTCTATTTTTCCCAATGATTGTCCTCCTCTCTTTAAGGTCTATATCTTATTCAGCGTGCCAACTATTAATCAATCCGTGCTCTACTTTTATGACTATTTTGCTAACTCCATTTGGGTCTAATAACTTTAATGTTCCGGTTGCAGTGTTTGGAAAGTGTGGTGTGTGGCCTTCGTCAAGTTCGTCAGACGTTGTCCACATGATATAATTTCCGCTTATGCTCCCATCGCTTTGCCGTTTCGTTGCTCGAACATTTAAATCTCCATCATCGGATGCGTAAAAATTCGAATACACAGTATCTGTGCCATCGTAATTGTGCACAACGTGGCCTAATCCTGCGTAGCACCCCTCCCTTGCTCCAACTGCAATGCCTTTTTCCGTGTCTGATTCGAATGCTCCAAGTTCTCCAATCGTTTTCCCTTCTGTTTTCCAAGAATTAATATTCATTTTCTGCCCTGTAATTTCCAGTCCTTCCCAGCCATTTCTATCGTATGTGGTAAGTGTTCCGTCTACAATATCGATATGTTCATTTGTGGCTGGGTCATCGCTGATGATGGCCACGCCTTGGAGTATTCCAGCCTTGATGAGGTCAGCATTTATCTTGCCATCCGATGTGATTGCTGCAGAGGAGTAGTCACCATTGTATCCTGTTGATGAATAGGCTAATCCGTTTTCATTCCATCTCCATACCTTTTTCGCTACGCTTAAATCCTCAGAGTCGGACACGATGAATTCATAAGGCCTGCCGTTACTGTTATAGTGAAGAAAAGCGTGCCCTTCTAGGTTCTTCAATGATTTAATCTGCTCATTTATTCGCTCGTCTGCAACGTTTCCCACGTTATCCAATTGCTTCTGCTGAGAGGCTACTGTGGTTGACAATCCTGCCGTAGTGCTCCTAACATCGTTCAATTCCTTCTGCTGGTTTGCGATGGCGGAGGATAGGTCTGTCCGAGCATCTCCCAGCTCAATCTTGATATATCGCTGGTTGATGATATCGTATGTAACCTTATTCACCTTTGCGGTTGCATTCACTCCAAGCGAATCGAAGCGGACTGTGACGGTATCACCTAGTTGGACTTTCTCGAAATTCTGGAAATCCTCGTATTCCATCGTTTGGGCTAGATCTACAAAAGACACTGTCAAAGACACTTTAGGCACTCCATAGGAATGGATTTTCATGTAGGCTTTTGCCGCCTTTCTGACCATGTCCTCAGTAGGCTTGTCTGTGCCCTCTGGAAGTGTAATTTTACTTGTCAGGTCAACAACCTCGATTGAGTTGTACGGGAATTTGTCGGCATTATCAGCCAGCAGAACTTTCTCTTTCAAATATACAGATATAGGTTCATTGTTTACTGTTCCAGCCCAATAAGGGCAAATACCTGTATAGGTGGATTCGATGCTTTCCTCTTGGGTTAAGTCGGTCAGATTCTTGCCATACTCTATGGTTATGCCCTTATCCGTTCCCCTTCTTTTTCGAAGATACACGTCAAACATATCCCAGTCATATTGACCACCATACACGTCTAGGATTGAGCCTTCTACTCCTCCCAACTGCTTTCTTACAGTCGATGGTGAAGTCTGCTTATAGGCTGCTTGCGTTCCCAATTCTGTATGGAAATGGAAAGGGGATTCGAAGGAATGTGCCTCAATCCCAGCCATAGCATCTGAAGCATTGGAAGCGGAAAATGGCAACAGTGGGATTTTGTTCAGTCGATAGGAGATGTGTTCCCCATTGACAGTACAAATTCCATTTATTGGTTTACTAATTTTATAGATTCGATACGCCTGTGGATTTCTGCCATAGGAAGGTGTACACAGGATATATCTCATCAGTTTTAAGTCATGGAAATGCTTTGCAGTGATTGGAATCTTGAAGGAGATTTCATCCGCTCCGTTCATCTCCTCTACTGCCTGTGCATCCGTAGCCTCTGGAATGGTTCCTAGGCCATTCCCTTCAAATTTTGTCTCGTTACTATCAAAAATGATCATACTGTCCACCACCTTGGGGTAATCACTACTTTCGTCAAGCTATCAATACTGATCTGGCATACTCCAGGAGGAATGGCTAGCCCTTCTGAGATGCTTACGATGGAATTGAGATTCGTTGCTCCGTTATAGGCCTCTCGGATTTCTGTGTCGATGTACACCCCTGCAGAGTTCTCTTTCACTGCGATGAGCTTATCGTTAATCAGCAATGTTCCATTCCCTTCTATATAGATGAGCGGAAGAGCATCAAATTTAGTCGGATTGAAGATGCTCTCCGATTTTGTGAAGGTCAGCTCTTGCTCTCCTGACTTTAAGAATCTTTGCGGCTTACAGTCAAATTGAAGCTTGAACTTTCCATGTTGATGATTGAATCCTGCTGTCTCAGGATTTAGCGGACCGGTGAATCTACCCATGTGGAAGCACTCCGGCTCCCAATCCGTCTCGATTCTGTGATAGCCAGCTTCGGACTGCAGATATGCAATCGCCTCACGGAATTTTTTTATGAAATCATCCCGCATGTAGCACTGATATGTCACAGTCAGATTCTTGAATCTGTGGTTGTCGATGGTAAGGGTCCCGCTTCTTCCCGGAACTTCTACCACTGTGATGTCTCGCTCTGGGGTGCCGAATGAATCAGCGCCCGAGCAAAATACACCGAATTCTCGGAGGCTTTTGTGGTTGTATATTAATTCATGAATCATGCAAATACGCTTCCTTTCCGAGATGCGGCATCGTTTATTCTAACAGCCACAAGGTCAGCCAGCGCTCGTTCATCCATTCCCTGTGAAGGGTTCACAGTGATATTGAACGTATTCCCTCCAGTGTGATTCTTTAGCCATTCCGTGCCAACTACTGTTTCAGATCCAGCCTCTCCTACACCGATTAGGGTTGGGGAATTGAATTCGTATGGCTGTTGCATGGCCTTTGCATACCACTTAATGTCGAAGGATGGCAGGCTACCATGACCACCGATTCCAAATGGTGCCTTCCCTCCGTGCACGCTGATGTGTGGTAGCTTCAGTTCTGGCAGATGCCACTTGAAGTTAAAGATATTCTTAATCTTATCAACGATACCCTTTACGATATCGTGAGCTGCCTTCACCGGCCTTGTAATAGCGTCTTTGATCCCGTTCCATACGGTGACTACTACGTTCTTCACTGTGGAAAACACGGATGTAACGACGCTCTTAATGGCATTCACAGAAGTTCTGACACCGGTAACAATTCCATTCCAAATATTTTTGAATGTGGTCGCTATTCCGTTCCATAGGCCAGTAAAGAAGTTTTTAATAAAGGTGAATACAGTCACTACAACGGTCTTGTACATTTCTATGTACCACGTCACACCAGCAACGATTGTTTGCCATACAGTGCTAATGAAGTTAGCAAAGGCTTGTAGTCCTTCCTTTACAGCATTTGCACATATGCTAAAGACTTCTTTAATTCCGTTCCACATTTCAATCCAAAAGTTGCGGAAGGATTCGCAATGCGTCCATAGGTATACAAAGGCCGCAACCAGTGCCGCTATTACGGTTATAACTATCGCAATTGGGTTAGCAAGCATAGTGGCATGGAGAGCCGCAATTGCTCCCTTCACTGTATTGATGGCGGTCATAATCTGTGGTGCTACTCTCAGTATCGTTCCGATTGAGCTCATGATCTGGCCGACCACGATAAGCACTGGTCCTACTGCAGCAATCACCATTCCAATGGTTGCTATGGTTGTTTTCTGACTATCTGATAGACTGTTGAACCAGCCCACAAGATTCTGAACGGTAGTGGCTGCCTTCTGAATTGTAGGTGCTAGAGCCTCTCCTAGTGAGGTCATGGCTACGTCAACGGATGACTTCAGCTGTTCTATTGAACCTCCGAAGCCTGACATCATCGCCTTAGACATCTTGTCTGTTGTTCCTGAAGCATTACTGATTGATCCAGACAGTTTGTCAACGGATTCTGGGGCTGTGTTAATCAGAGCCAGCCATGAGCTCATCTGATTCTTTCCAAAGATTGCACCAGCGGCGCTCAGCTGCTGTTGTTCGTTTAGGTTGGCGAATGAATCGTGAAGGTTCTTCTGTACGGTGACCATATCCTTCATAGAGCCATCTTTATTCCAAATGGCATCC